TCCAGCTGATCAGTGAGTCTAAATGAACGACTGAACGAGCTACGCTTCAATTCACGAAGTAGATAAACAGATTTATCAGTTTGCTCACCCTGCTGTGCAGTCTTTCCAACAATACTTAGAACATCGTCCTCAATCTGAATTGAGATGTCCTCCTTGTTATATCCTGCAATTTCTGCTTCAATTTCAACTTTATCGTCAAACGACAACACGTTAACCTTTGGATATGCTGCCTTACTGAATGGTTCAATTCCAAAATTTTTGTATACATCTGGGAATTGTCCCCGGAAAGCCTCATCAAAAAACCTGTCAAACGTGTTTAACAAATTATCACGATTGAACTCAATTTCCTTCTCAATAACCGATTTTGGTACTCGCTGTACTGTCCACTTTGTCATATACTTCTCCTTTTTATAAGTTTCCGTTTCCACTATTGGATAACGGGATAGGAACCCCGAAGGCGTCCCTAAGATAAATATGTTGTATTATTAAAAACGTGTCTTATCGTTTTCCACCGAACACGCCATATGGTCAGCCCAGTGAATAATACGGGGTAGATTCGTTTTCATTGCATACGGGGCAAAATTAATAAGGTAACTCTTTGTTCCCTCGTCATATAGACCATCGGACAACTTAATACCGAGCCATTCATTCTGTGTAATCTGAATATTAAACTTCTGGAGGAGGAAGAGTGCCCGATCTGTCACCTTAAAATACTGTACGTTGTCATTCAACTTATACATCTCACCCCGTTTACGATGCCAATCCGAATCTTGATCCACGTAATGCGGCCCCTCGTCAGGATTACCCAACTTTCCAAGATCATGGTGAAGTGCAGCAAAAACCAGTTCCTGCTTCGTGAAATTGACATCGCCGTCAAGGGTCTTATACAGTGATGCCATCTTCAAGGCAGTTTCCGTAACACGAAGTACGTGATCAAGGTATCCACCCGGCCAAGCATTATGGAAATGTGCCTTTCCAGAAGCAGGAGCCAACGTCAGTTCGTCTTTCATGACATCGTACATTGCTCTCAGTTGTTCCGCCCGTGGGTCTGCGTCAATGTACTCCATGAACTTGATGTAATTCTGTTCAATCTTTTCTTCAGAATTTTCGATAGTAAACATTTTAATAACCTTTTTTTAGAGTTTAAGACAGTTGATACATAGATAATTTCTTTTGACTATTTTTCATCCACAATTCAAACAATGTAGGTGTAACAGGCTTCTTGGCTAACACAAGATTTGTATCTTCCAACAAACTATCTGCTTTCTTATTATTACAAGTAGAACATGCCGTAACCAAATTGTCCCATGTGGACTTTCCTCCTCTACATTCGGGCATTACGTGGTCACGTGTTAAAAACTCGTTACTACGTAGTTGCGACTTCGTTCTATTACAATACTGACATGTATAGTTGTCTCGTATAAACAGATTACGTTGACTTAGTGCGGCAGATGTTCTGAAGATTTTTCTTCCCCGAACAAACATTTTTAATGCGACGATAATTGGTACTTTAAATGTTTGTCTCGGAGAACGTACTTCCAAATGTGGATGTTCTTCAACAATAACCGCCTTTCCTTCTAAAATCAAGAGTAACGCACGTTTTGATGTTATAATAGATATTGGTTCGTATGTAGAATTGAGAACAACGCACCGTGTTGTTTCAAACTCCATAAATCAATCCTCTAATTTAGTAGATTCTTTAATCAATTTATAAACATGATATTGGTTCATAACATTTTTTGTTTTTTGTGCGTATTCATATTCTTCTGCTTTCACAAATATGTTAAACGCATCTTCCAACGTTTGAAGTAATTTATCTTTCGGTACCCAAGCAAACATGGTATCATCTTCAAATTTGAATAAATATACCCGTTCGTTTTCATCGTACAAGCAACGTTTAATTTCACGGACAATATACTTGTATACCAAGACTTTATTTTCAGTTAAAAATCTATCCCAAACAACTGCGGACTTACTTGGCAGTACGAGCACTCTTACGTCCTCTTTTTACTTTAGTCTTGGAAACTTTTTTTGGTTTTACCACTTTGGTTTCCTTGACTATAGTTTTTGTCTTTTTAGATGCTTTTTTCAACTGCGCAATTTGCTCGGGATCAGTAACTTCCTTACCCTTAGAATATACAACTCCTTCATGTTCAAAATATTCCTTGAAATGCCAACCCCGTGGTCTAGGAGTGGCGGTAGAAGGATCCTTTTTATAACCCACAGGTGGCGCAATCATTTTTTGAACACATGTTGCGCAGGTAACACGACTAATATCACTTGGAACTTCTACATCTTCATTTCCACATTCGCTACAAATCAAATACTGACGGCCGCCAACCTTACGAATTTCTGATTTAGTCAACTTTTTGATTCTACGCTTTAGTGCCATGTTATCCTCGTGCTTTCCAAAGTCTATATTGTTTATTCCAACGAGCTTCCAGAAATTTTACTTTGTTTTTTGCCCAACTAGGTGAATCTATTTGTTTCACCGTTTCATTTAATTCTATTAGTCGAGCACGTGCGTTAAACAATTGCGCCAACGTTTTTGCTTCTGTAATCAACTGCATAACTTTCACACTTTCGGACTCAATATATTCTTTTTCTGAATCTGTTCCAAATATGCTCTTAAGGTAGTGTTTAATTTCCTCATACATTGCTCACTCCGATAGAATGTAAACACCAACCGTTGAATGGACGTGGCGGGAGTCGAACCCGCGTCCGGTCTTGCTTCCTATTAAGGGTTTATGTACGTAGTTCCTTATAAATTTTCATCTACTTGTCGTTGAGGAACAAACTTGAGTAGATATAGAACCGAAAAATCACCTTGAATACGGTTCCTAGCAAGGCTAGACCACATTAATGAATGAATTAACCCTATGTGGTCGGTCAGATTAAGTCATCAGGCTGCAATTAAGCAGCGAGGGCTAAATTATAGTTGCCAGTTAGATTTATTTGGTCTGTTTTACCAGTTTTACCAAACTGGGTACAAAACTTAATCACCCACACCCCGTCGAAACCATGACACGCCCTAAAACAAATTATCTTTAATAACTTTTATTAATGTAAAAAACAAAATGATAGAGGCACCTAGAATAACCAGTATAATAGGAGATAATACTAACGTCCATGAGTAACTAATTTGATTCATCAACTTTAATGTTATGAGAATTAACTCTGCCAACATTATTATCGTGGACGGTCCTAAATCTACTAACATATACTGTTTATTTGTTGACTGCTTGTACATAACCGTTATCCTCCACTATGTTGTCTAAATATACATATCCGAAACGAAAAAGTCAAGTAAGTTATAAATCATCCATAGTTAATATATCCAAGATTTTATAAGTTACTTTTCCCGTAGGCAGAAACACAAATACTTCATCTTTTACTTTTCTACCTTTTAAGGCTTTACCTAATGGCGACTGCAACGTGATTTCACTAAACTTATCAGACTGTACGTCGGACAATTCCGATATTATCAATTTAAACACATTTTTCTTTTTGGTTTCTTTACAACTAACACGCACCAACGATCCGATGTTTACTACATCAGGTATAATTGCATGTGCCGTAAATTCTTTGCAAACACTCAATCGTTGCGTAAGTTGAGATAACCTAATATTTGCAACATATTGCCTAGACAGTACTTCGCAAAACTCTGAATTCTCTGATAAGTCTCCCAGTTGAATAGATGTTTGTATATCGTTGGGAATTACCACTGATAATTCATACTTTAACTTGTTTATTTCTTTTTCTAATTGATCACATTCGTTCATGTGCATCCTCATACAAAAGACAAAATAGAAATGAGGATATAACTCCCCATTTCTATTCTGATAAGTATTATAGTTGTTTTTTAAAACAACATTTTACTTATGCAATCGTCCACTCCGTGATGGCACGACCACGTGCTGCTGGACGGGTCGAATTCGTTACACCGGCACGATCAAAATTCGGTTCACGAAGAACTGAATTGATGAACGAGAGGCGGGTACGAACCTGCTGTGGACGGACACCTTCACGGTCGAGATAGGTGTGAACGTCATCAGCAGTCACGGTACCAGTTGAACGCCGACGGGCGAGACTATACAGCCAACTCCGCATGCGGCTAGCGGTACGATCAAACTCTGCCGGGGTGTAGGTCTTAACAGTGAAACGCTTTGTTGAATTTGTGTTGTGCATACATAACCTCTACAGTTAGTAGTTTTTTGCAAGGACTATTATTTTAATATGTCTGTGCCTTGCTTCACATGACACTTTTATAGTGTAACTAATACAACCTGAGTTGTCAAGGGGTAATTTTTATACGTCATTAATGGGTTCTACACTAATACTAAATTTTTGTGCAATTTGATTACACTTAGTATGAATGTTTTCCATCTGATCTTCAATATCCCCATACCACAACTTACCATACTGCTTACTGAAAATAACAATATTCTTCAATACATTCTTTTCCGCAGACATGGAACCAACCGTACCAAACAATTCAGTCGCCATGTCAACTACTGGCTGTACATCTTCTTCTGTGTAAAACATAAAATCCTCTACTACTTGTTTTGTTGAGAAAGTGTGTTATCAATTTCTATTGTATAACACGGGAGACATAGGCACTTCGTTTCTAGCATCCACTCGTCATGTTGGCGTCTGAATCCATATGCACCACATAACTCACAGGTACGTACCGATTCACGTTCTATGACGTAGGTAACACAATCTACTATGTATTGCGTACCTTTGTCAAGGGATTGAATATTAATTCTTAACATTCCCTTATAACGTTCTATATTATTAAGTGTTATATCTGGAAGTTTACTGAATAACGTTTGTAACTTATCCTCAAACTTATCTCTCCAACCTTTACCAAACTTTTCTAATATTATCATAATATTGTTTATAACGTTTTTAAACTTTTCTTTTTGGTACTTTTTCTTTTATAAGACGCATTTATATAGACATACGTTTACAACTACGTATGAATAACGTATTATTAAATTAAAGTTGTGATCGCGATCTTGTAAGCTTACTTATTCACTAAATGGAAGTTTTTTCATTTCCCGAAAGATATCGGTTGCTTCCGTATTTTCTTCTACAACTGGTTCTTTTGGTGCTAATTTGTTTGCTAATCTTTGTTTTTTAGCAAGATTTTCTTCTGATTTCTTTTGCGTCTTTTTAAGTAAAGACTGCAATTGTTTTTCATTCATTATCATGAATTTTCATCGTCCTCGTCATCAAAAAGATCTTCATCTTCTGAAAATAAATTTTTTAGTTTGTCCAACTCGTCCGATGAAAAATATTCAGACTCTTCTCCACTACTACGGATTTTATTAATTAATTCGTCCAGAGTTCTTGCTGAAAATTTTCCATCACTAGTCTTATAAATTGATGATATCCTCTCATCGTCATCCATTCTATCTACAACTGCTTCTGCCATTTTAATAAATTCTGTAAAACTTTGTGCCATTTTATTTGTGGTTTGTTCTATGGCAACTACTTTTCCTACAACACCACCAAGTCCCATGTGCATTTGTTCTATTAATGTTTTTATTTTAATCATATTAGCAAATACGACAAAAATTAAAAACATACATAAAACATTAAACACGGTAGACACTACAAAAACTGTTTCTACAATAGTCATGTAACTTCCTTTTGTCAAGGGGTATCAATCATCATTCTGCGGTTTAACGGTTTTGTACACTCCACTAATTATTTTATATTCTTCTACTTCATCCTTCAACCGTAAAACTTCAGCTTTTAACTTGTTTGTGATTTCTACTTGATGATAGTATTTTTCTTTCCATTCATCGAGTGCCTTTTGTAATTCATGCAACTCTTCTTTTACCGTATCAAGTTCTTCACGAAGTTCTTTACGTAATGACAAATGTTCTTCTAAATTTTCTTTTTTTCTGTTTACAAATTTGTTAATATATTGGATTACTGCTCCTGCCAATAATGCGCCGACAGTCCCATATATTGCAGAGTTAAATTCTCCAAAATTATCAACCAAAGTCATGTTGTCTTCCAATCAATAAGGTTACGAAACTACAAAAAACCTTATTTGATTTTTTTACATAACGCTTTTATTGGATTGAGATTAATAACTTGTGTTAAATAAAACGCTAGTGTTGCGGTACCAATAACTACAAAATCGTGGGTCATACCCCCGGTGTGTTGGAAATACGCACCAAGGGTACACCCAGAAAAAAACACAATTGTTGCACATAACGGATGTTGATTTGTACACGATTTTTTATCCATATCCAACTCCGTTTATACTACTAATAATAAATAGTATGTTTACTTTAAACTATCCAAAACAAATCCATTACACAACGGTTCAGCTTTCATCACAATCAGAGTATCACGAGCAGACCGACTAATACTCAATAGTGCCGGGCAAATTGATTTCTGTCTAACACCGTCTGCTACTGCAACATTCTCATTATACTTTTTACGCACCGTATTTGCAGCAACAACTGCCACAAGAACGGCGCCATAAAATACTACATCTTTAATAATCTTCCGACTCTTCGTCATCTCCATAACCATTATCCTCGTCTACGAGTTCTATACTGTCGGTATCGTCAATAATTTCAATTCCAACGATACCGTCTTGCGTTAACAAATCTGAGTTGTCAACGGCAGTATACGCGTAATCTAACGCATCTTCAGGAGATTCTCCCCATACGGTTAACTTTGCATAGACTATATAACGTTCTAATTTAGAATTACTCATAGGTGTCCTCCTGAATGTTTTTTTAACTTAATATCATAACCTATAGTTGTCAAGTCCAATTTATTTTTTTATAAGTAGGGGTCTTGACATAAAACAATTTTAAGGTTATACTATATAGAAATTCTGTCCAAAAGGAACATATGTTAAAATATTCTATCAGTATGAACATTATATTAGTTATTGTAACTATAGTATTATCAATAAAATACCGAACTCGTACGAAACAAACTAGGCAATTATTCATGAGAGCGTGGTACCTAGAAACCCGTCTCATAGATATATATAATCATTGTAGTGAAGAAGTTCAGAAGAAAATAGACGAGGTGTTAAACAAAATTAAACCGTTGTAAATACCACTTGGGGATTTCAAATGCCACGGAAGAAACGTATAACAAAGAAAATATTGTTCGCCAAGACAGTTGAAATTCTCCAACCATATTTGAATTTAAGGGATTGGCGGATCATTGTACGATATTCCAGTCGTATGAAGAATACCGCAGACTGTGAAGCATCGCCGGAGTATAAAGAAGCGGTAATTCGGTGTAATACGAAACAGTTAGGAGAACTTAGTCATTATGATGTGGTGTCAATTGCTATTCATGAGATGGTACATTGTTTATTATGGCCTCTCACAGATTGGACGGAAACATTATGTAAAAACGATGTGACCAAATTAAATATGACTAGTAAAATTGAAGAAGGAATTGTGACGAACTTTGAAAAAATGTTGGTGGTGATGGCAGAAGATATTTTAAAAAATGAATTAGCAACGCAGGGATATTCGGATATAGAATTAGTATTCACAGAATTTGAGGTTCATAACGAACGATAATGAACGGATGGCTGAGTGGCTGAAAGCAGGAGTCTGCAAAACTCTAGGAGTAATCCCACGCCGGTTCGAATCCGGCTCCGTTCTCTGTTATATAGGAGACACTTATGCAGAATAAAAGAGTATTTGTATTTTCAAGTAATGTAGAAGGTAGGCACACGACGGGTACTGCATTACGTGCCTACGAAGATCATGGTGCAGTTTATGGCGAGGGATATGGATTACAAGGTAGTAGTTTTGCTATTCCCGTCAAAGACGAAAATTTTAAATTTTTACCGTTAAATAAAATAAAATCCTACGTGGATAAGATGCTTCGATATGCAGAATTAAACCCAGACATCACATTTCAAGTTACGCAGATTGGATGTGGTCTTGGTGGATATGATGAAGCGGACATTGCTCCCATGTTTAGAACTGCGCCAATGAATTGTATTTTACCTGTTGGGTGGAGAAATTATAAGTGAAATATATTTTATCTGATGTGCCAAAAATCTTAACAGAAACCGAAGAACATATTATTGTCAAACGGAAATGGTGGGCAGTTTTCTTGTTAATTATAGGAGGGGTGATGTTAGCGGGTCGTATTCCGTATATTCCTCCGTTCATCCCCTATACGTTTTTCTTTTTTGGTCACGGTGGCATGTTACATAGTTTTTGGTTGAAGCATGATCGTCCAATGGTTATTGTCAATTTAACATGGTTGTTAATTGATCTCATTGGAATTGCACGATGGATATAAAATCACCATGTCTTAAAATTTGTAAATTGAACAGTAACGGATATTGTACAGGATGCAGACGTTCAACGGGAGAAATTAAACAGTGGAAAGGTTCATCCAGTTTCGTTAAAATTTTAGTGTGGGTGAAAATATGTTGGAGACGATATCGCTCATCGTGGGAGTAGCGTCTGGAATTCTCACCGCTATTCAATCAGCAAAAAATTTAAATGAGTTAAAAAGGAGCAAAGCATGTCTTTTTTTAACAGAAGTTGCGTTGACGTTGGACGAAGTAGTCATAAAATTTAAAAATAATGAAGTCCCGCACGGGGCATGTGAACGAATGAAACACTTTGCAATAAACATGTCCAGAGTATTGGACGGGGTATTACCACAAGATCAATTGGTAGATTATACCAATAAACTATATTACGCACATGAAATAGAAATGTTGTACAAAGATGTAATGGACGATAAGTCAAAGTTGGTGGAGTTGGAGAAAGCCGCCGGAATGTTTCATGCGGCGGCAACGATAGTCAAACTTTAAATAAGAGGTTATTATGTTAAACACGTTAGGACCAAATGATAAGATCAAGTTGTTAGGCGCATTGAAGGATATCAGTACGTCTATGTCCAGAATGGAAGCGGAAAAGGATTTACAAAAAAATGTCAAGAATGATATTTGTAAGGAGTTGGATTTAAATAAAAAGGTGTTTTCCAAACTTGCCAAAACCTATCATAAGCAGAATTTTAGTGAAGAAGTACAGCTTCACGAGGAGTATGAAAATCTGTACGAAGTGGTCACAAAGTCTACTAACCCTTAACGGAGTATTATATGATACAAGACACACTCGTAGTTGCAACATCTGCCGTAGATACCATCCAAGTTGCCGCCGATAGTTTGGCGACTACAGTTGGAACCCAAGTAGGAACTCAAGTTACAACACTCGTTGCATTAGGATTATCCGTGATCACCAAGTTTGCTGTGGATTTAGCAAAGAAGGCGTCAACACAGGTTGCCGCACTACCTGGTCCAGTCAAGGCGTTGGTCGCAGTCGCCTTCGCACAAGCAGCAACGTGGGTCAGTGTAAAGACTGGGTTGTTGATTAATCCCGATATTTCTGCACTAGAAACCACCGTGGCCGGTTTGACTGTTGCATTAAGTGCAATGGGTGTCAACGCGGTCACCAAGACTGTTATCAAAAAATAAATAAGAGGTTCGTATGATTTATGTAGTCGGTGATTTACATGGGGAGTTCATGCGGCTTGAAACATTAAAAAAACATGTAACTCCCGACGACACAGTTGTCCAAGTCGGTGACTTCGGGTTTTATCCAGAGAATATCCGACTATGGACAGACCTCTTTGAAAACTATCCATGTCGCATTCTTGCAATAGACGGAAACCACGAAGACTTTAATTATATTTCCACATTTGGAGAAGGAATTCACAATGTGGTTGGTAACTTATTTTACATCCCTCGTGGAACTGTCATGGAAATTGAAGAAAAACTTTTTGGATTCCTTGGTGGTGGAGAGAGTATTGACAAAGCATACCGAAAAGAAAACGTCTCGTGGTGGAAACAAGAACAGATTACCGCTAAGGACACAGAGGTAATAGTTGAGAATGTGAATTACCGACAGTTGGATTTCTTAATTGCCCATGTTCCACCCAAGTTCACTATCACCGCACATTTTGGTCCGTTAAACACAAAGTATTGGGGGTTACCTGATGAGTGGGAAGATATATCGGCTCAACGAATGTCTAAAGTCTATCACACCATACGTCCCAGAAATTTCATTTGTGGTCATATGCACCGCAGTGTTATTGATGGAAATATTCGTATCTTAGATATTAATGAGGTTATTACCATCTAAACCGAGAATGGTATGGCAGCAAAACAGTTAAGTGAAACATTTCTTGACAAGTTAAAAGAACAATCATTTACGATTATTTTGTTGGTGGGCATCATGTATTATCAAAATTTGATGTTCACCCGTCAATTGGAAGAATACAAGAAAATGATTGAAGCAAAAGAAAATCTCGTACTTAAATTAACCGACGACGAACGAATACGGTTAATTGAACGAGAAAAATATTTAGTTCAACAACGTGATGGATTCCTCCAAGATTTACGAGAAGAAGTTAAATCACGGAGATAATTATAGAAAGGTAGTGCAGTTGGTCGGGACAACGACGATATAAAGGGCTCGCTACTGTTATGTTTATGTCGTGCTACGCCAAGGATTAGGGGTTCGAATCCCCCACTACCGCCTAGCTGTTTGACAATTGAGTTACGTTTATATGGTTTTTACGGTCTATGTTATGGTTGTATTAACGTTTACCGAGAAACATATGGCAGACAAGATGGCAGGATTTTCCCCTCGTTTGGCTCTCAAGAAGACCAAGATGGAGGCGGATATTGAGTTAAAGAAGCAAGAATTGGTTGCTGAACTTGAACTCAAGAGAACCGAAACAGACCTCAAGCGTTTAGAAGGTAATTCTACCGCTAAGGAAGTCGCAAGTAAGGTTATTGGGAAAACCGCAGTACCGTGGATTGTCTTATTGGTTATTGTTGGAGTAGTATCCAGCGCATTCCTTCCATCCGAGTCACTCCCAGCCGTTATTGGTCTAGTGTCCACAGCAGTAATGGCAATGATTAGTATGTTGGCGGGTATCACGGGAACCACCGAGAAGGAAGAGAAGCCAGAAATTGAAATCATCAAGAGCCTTATCAAGCAATTAGATGAAGCTCGTGAAGCTATGAATGTAGAAATTGATGGTGACAATGTGGTGGTATCTAAGGGTGACACCACAATGAAAACGTCTGGGAAGAAGCGAGGGCGATAATCATGTTTATTCCCAACAAAACATATCATGCAATTAAAGTCGTAATACTGTGCACTATTGCTGCACTGGTTACTATAATTGCTGGACAATTTGTTTTGTATATGCGTATGGCGGATCAAAACGAAACCGCAATACAAACACTAGAAACACGGTTAGATACATTGACCACCGTTTCGCAATTGTTTGACAAAAGTTCTTTGAAAAAACATACAATAACCGAATCACAAATCACCGATGCAGTAACGGCTATCACAGCCTTGGAAACAAAGGTCACAGAACTAGAACAATCTGTAGGTTTGTTAAAAACATCTACAGAAATATTAGTTGTGAATGAATGTAAGGTTATGCCATATTACATGGATAAAAGTTTATTAACTACTTGTAAGAACAAGGGTTTTTAACCTTTTTCTGAGATAAAGATGACACACACCAGTGATGGGGCGATGCTTTTAGTCGCCGGATTATTTGGTTCTTTGTTAGCCGTTGGAAAAAACTCATCGGCAAGTCTACGTGAAAACATTTTAGCAATTGGTGCAGGATTATCTAGTGCATATTTCTTAACCCCATTTATTTTTGGCATATTGAATATGACTGCTACCCCACAAGTTCAATCAGGCACTGCATTTTTATTAGGTGTTCTTGGTTTACGCGGTGTAGAAATGATTATCAATAAAGCAGTTCCTGGAGACACAAATGTTAAACACGATTCTTAATTTTATCGCAAACGGTTGCATTTTGTTGGGCGCAGGAACATTCTATATTATGTTATTTTCCAAGATTGGTAAGGGACACAAAGCTGTAGATAGTTTCCCTGCCACCTCACATTGGTTGGTCAAACTTGGATTGGCATTTACGACCGCAGGTGCTTTTTTAAATCTTGTTACGTTATCATCCCCAAATTTTACCGAGATCGTTTTGAATCTTGGTATGGGTGGGTTATTTGTATGGGCGGCAATCTATCACGCAAAGAAATTCCGTGTGATCAGAGTGAACCGTCGAGCAAGCGATAGAAACTAACAGGTTTTGTAAACCACACTAAACGTCAATAGGAGAACTATATGGACGTGGAGAAGATTATGCAATGGTTTACACAAATTTTTAAAGATAACAACGATTATAACGAAAAAACAATCATTGGATTTTTGTCGTTTACGGTTATGGTTATCGTTGCCGGCGTGGATTTAGTCACTGGCGTATACGGCCAACACTTGGAAATCAAAGACTATATCTATAATTCGTTTTTAATGTTGACTATCGGATCGTTTGGTATTGCAGGACTAGAAAAATTTTCTCCTGCTGCTAAAGTAAAGGCCGAAGCTTCTGTTACGGAATGTGTAAATTGCGGAACTTCGTCGTCGGAATAATTTTCTTTTGGTGTCTTCCATTACAAGCACAAGATACGATCCGAGTCAAACATACCAATTATGAAACAGTTTTTTCTCAGAGTAAAAAGTATCCTGTGCTTGTTCAATGGTGGGTGACAAAAGAAAAATTAACATGCAAACTTCCCGCCAAACGTAGTGATAAATTTCTAGCCGATCCATTATTAACCAACACGGATCTGAGTACCGACTATATTGGGTCAGGATTTGATAGGGGACATCTTAGTCCAGCAGGTGATAATATTTGTTTAGGAAAATCCGTGATGGATGAATCCTTTTTTTATACGAATATGGTTCCACAATATCCAGGTTTAAATCGGGGTCAATGGAAAGCCTTAGAAGATCATACCCGAGAATTATCCCGTTCTCTAGATTCTATTTATGTGGAAGCAGGATGTGTGGGAGAACTGAAAAAAATCAAAAACGTATCAGTCCCAACCTATTGCTGGAAAATCATTCGTATCCAACAGACAGGAGAAATTCGCGCATATAGTTTTAAGAATGTTCCAGAGAAAAGTAAAAGTATAACGGAACATCTAGTTACTGTAGATAGTGTCAATAATTTACGAAAACAGTAACGGAGAAATTCTATGTCATTTACTCGTGAACAGATAGAGAAAGCAGTAAAAGACAAAGGTTATGCGTGGTTTGAGGGTGATAACTTAGATGTTAATATCGTCGGTGTCAGAAATGCTGTACCTGGAAAGAAAGTCACCAACGTGTTTGACGATTGGATGACTCTTTCCTATAAAGAAGCAGGCGTATGGAAATTTCACATTTGGCCGTGTACCACAGATCCCGGTACAAAAGCCGTGCGGGAATTCCATAATCCCAACGGTGTTGCTCGCCTTGTTCCAAACCAATATCGTGGATCACATACAATCGGATTACATCAAGGAAAGTATGAAGCCATGAAACAGGCGAAACCGGTAACTGTTTGGCGTGATAAGAATAAAGACATGACGTTTGATGAAGCAACAAAAGATACGGGATTGTTTGGTATCAACATTCATCGTTCAAATCCAAAAACTGAATCAGAATTTGTAGAAAATTGGAGTGAAGGATGTCAAGTGTTCAAGCGAGTAAAAGATTTCAATTTATTTATGGAAATCATCAACAAGTCAGCAAAAGTTCATGGGAATAGTTTTTCGTATACATTACTTACGTCGGAGGATATTAAGTAATGGATATCAACAAGCTCAAGGGAGCAGTTCCCGACGAGGTGTTATCACAAATTCCCGGCGTGATGGAAAAATTTCAAATCAATACACCACTCCGTCTCTGTCATTTCCTTGCACAATGCGCGCACGAGTCGGGTAATTTCAAAGTCGTTAATGAAAATTTAAATTATGGTGCAAAAGGATTACTTGGAATTTTCAAAAAATATTTTCCAACCGAAGCAAAGGCAAAAGAATACGAACGACAGCCAGAAAAGATTGCCAATCGGGTATATGCAGATCGCATGGGCAACGGACCAGAAAGTAGTGGGGATGGATTCAAATATCGGGGGCGTGGATACATCCAACTAACAGGTAAAGTGAATTATCAATCATTTGATAAAGTAGTGGACGAAAACACCACAGACAATCCCGATCTTGTAGCAACTAAATATCCATTACTTTCTGCTGCGTGGTTTTGGAATTCTCGTACACTAAATATATTGGCGGATAAGGGAGCAACTGATGCCGACGTAACTGCTATTACTAAAAAGGTCAATGGTGGAACACATGGGTTAGATGACCGTATCGCAAAATTTAAGAAGTTTTACGGATTATTAAAATAACAGGAGAGGTATATGGACGAAATAGTATATAATTGGAACTTTCATCCACTGGAAGTTGTGTATAACGAAGATACACTAACAAATGTGGTAAATGTCGTACACTGGCAGTTACAAGCAACTCATGTCAGTTCAAGTATTTTAGTACAAAACATTGGAACAGTGGGACTAGAAACGCCTGACACGGGGTCGTTTGTACCGTTTGAAGATTTAACAAAAGAAATTGTTACTGGGTGGGTGGAAACTAAACTTGGGGAAGAAGCAATAAACAACATGAAAAGCAGTTTAAGCGCCTCTATACAAGACAAATTACACCCCACACGAGGACCAATGACGCCGCCGTGGGAAGTTATACCAACACCAACCCCTTGACAAACATAGAATAATTGTTATATTAAGGGGAGATACGATATGTGTCTCCCTTTATTGCATGGGCATACATGCGTGATAGGTAAATGGTCTTGATGCTCAACATGCCGATCAAGACACAAGAATGATCTAATGTAATGGTTTGCTTCTGTGACGGAACTGGCATACGTACGGGACTCAAAATCCTGGTCTTGTGGGTTCGACTCCCACCGGAAGCATTTTGTTGGAAGGGTGGCAGAGCGGCTAATAGCACTTGTCTACTAAACAAGAATAGGGAAACCTATCGTGGGTTCGAATCCCACCCCTTCCGTTTTCTCCTCGTAGCTCAGTTGGATAGAGCATTCGCCTTCTAAGCGAACGGTCGGGAGTTCGAATCTCTCCGGGGAGGCTGTACACCGTAGTACCTTCAACCATACAAGGGGCACCTATGTTCAATGTAAGTAACATGGTACAGATTTACGATCATGCAGAGCACACGTATAACGGAAAGATTGGCGTTATTCGGAGAATTGATATGGTCCGTGGACATACTTTTTATATGGTAGAAATTGGAAATAGATTAATTGCCTGCTCTCCCGATGAGTTGATGGAAGCATAGTTATAATATAATTTTATAGTAATAACCCCCTGTCAATTGTAACAAAAGTTGGCAGGGGGTTGACTTTTGTGTATTATAAGGTTATATTATAGACATACCTTCTACATGAGGAACACATGAAAACCGAACAATACTCAAATTATTGGTTGGACGATGATCTGCTGGTTGACGACGAGTTGGACAGTAAGGAAGAGTCCCAAGTTCTCCGACTTGCCCGTCTTGCGACCGCCCGTCGAGCTATCGGAAACTTTGTGAGTATTATGAGCGGAAAGAATATTCCCGTCAAGTTTTCCAGTGGGAAGAGTTCATATACGGACGGCAAGGAAGTGGTTATTTCCGCCGACGATAATCCCGCTAAGTTTGATGCGATGGTTGGACTTGCGCTCCACGAGGGTTCCCATATTCTCCTTTCCAATTTTGAATTCTTGGAAATTCTTGGAAAGTACAAAAAGTATAATGGGTACGTCCCACAACATTGGATGGGAAATACGTTCAAGCCCGACGTATACGAGTACATGTTCATGCCCGAACTTGCCGCGACACTTCCCACTGCATCCAAATTTGTGGAACGTGGTGAAGCAGCTGCTCAGATGATTGGATATATCTGGGATATCATGAATATTCTGGAAGATCGTAGGATTGACCAGTATGTGTATCGGAACGCAGGTGGGTATCGTCCCTACTATCGTGCTCTGTACGATAAGTATTTCTTTACCGCTGAAGTTGGGAAGAATCTCAAGTTCAATCCGAAGTGGCGTGAGATTACCATTGAGAATTATTTGGATCGCATGCTCTATGCGTTTCACCCGGCGGCACAACCTGATGCGATGCCTGGTCTTGAGGCCTTGTTGAAGCTCGTTGACATTCAGAATATTGATCGGGTCGCGCCTGAGAACGATCCACGAGTGCTGGAAAACATGCCTGCTTGGAAGACTAGTTGTTCGTTTATTGATATGCCGATTTTGTGGCAAGAAGCAAACAAGATCTTTGCTCACATTCTGAGATTCGTTGCACTTGCTGAACAAGATAAGAAAGAAGAAGTGAATGGTACACCGGATGGTGAAGGGGATGGTCAGTCTACGGGCGAGAGTAAGCAGTCTACGCCCAATCTCAATCCGTTGTTGGAATCACTTCCGAACCTTGACGGTGCACCATCGTCTCCTTCTGAGATGACGCCCACTGGTGTGGAACCGTCACCTCGCAAGAATCCTGTCAAGTATAACGAAACTCGTGCAAAGAACGAAAAGAAAGAATTGAAAAAGATGATGAACGGGGAACTTTCTAAGAAGAAGGTGACCAAGGCAGAACTTGCAGCAATTGACGCATTCGAAGAGTCCAAGGCAGACCTCGTGGATATTGCCGGTCACGGTGTTCCGTTTGGTCGGTGCATGGTGACTCGTAAGATGAACGAATCACTGTTCAAGCAGGATTGGTTTATTTTCTCACGGTATGGTTGGGATAGTGGACGTACGTCTCCGTACACTGAGCAGGCAATTGCCGCAGGTAAGCGTATCGGTCAGATTCTTGTTCATCGTCTCCAAGTACGCAATGATCCACTTCTGACTAAACAGACACGGCTCCCGCAGGGTGGATTGGATCGTCGGCTTCTCGCACAGTTGGGTATGGACATTACGTCGGTATTCCAGAAGTCTCGCGTGGATCAACATCGTCCAGCCATGCTGCACTTGACGATTGATGCGTCTGGCTCTATGGGTGGGAAAAAGTGGCAGAAGGTTCGTACTATCGCCGTAGCAATCGGATATGTTGCTAGCAAGATGCGCAACGTCGATGCAGTAATCAGTATTCGTGGCGGATCAGAAATTCCCGTTGTTCATGTCGTATACGATTCTCGTGTGGATCATTTCAATAAGTGTCTCAAGTTCATGCGTATTCTGGAACCCGCAGGTGGAACCCCAGAGGGTCTGTGCTTCAAGGCAACGTTGGATCTGATTACAGAATGTGCCGATACACACGATGTATACTTCATCAACTTCAGCGATGGGGAACCGTCATTTGCCTACGATAAGAAGAGTATGCCGGTGAAGGATAAGTCGGATCGTGATTGGTTTGATTACGGCGGTGAAACTGCTCACAAGCATACTCGTGCGATGGTCAACCAAATTAAGGAAAAGGGTGTCAAGGTACTGAGTTACTTTATTTCCGAAGATATGGGCGGGAATTATTCACAATATCGGTCTAATATTGGAAAAGAAGTATTTAAGAAAATGTACGGGGAAGATGCCGTATTTTGCTCGGTAGAAAACGCAACTGAAGTACTCCGTACCCTTAATAAATTGTTATTAACTCGGGGTACTTGACAAACGGTGGTAAGTAGGTTATATTATATAGGTAATCAACAACACAACACTTTATAGGAGATTTTCACGTGGCGAAGACCAAGAGTGGTACCGACATTTTTGTGGCACTGGTAGAGGGAAAGATCGTTGACCAAAATGGTAATGATTATTCCAAGAAGCTCCCGGCCCACAAGGTACGGGCACTTAAGAATGACAAGAACATCTGTCTTCGTATGGTAGCAACCAAGACTGGCGGGACGCAGTGGCGCAGTGAGGATATTTCGGTTTATAACGAACTCAAAAAGGCGGCAGTGGTGCTAGATAACGTGGATAATCGGAATGATGAAATGCATGAAGATGTTGAGCAGTTCCTCGCCAAGAGTAATACTCTTCGTCCAACCAATCTCATTCTGTCTGATCTCAAGTGGAAGTATTTGATGCGGTCTGTTGTTCGTGGCAAGAATATCATGATGACGGGTCCGTCTGGTTGCGGTAAGACTCTTGCTGTACAGTCGGTTGCTAAGGCTCTTGACGGTCGTCCCTTCTTCTACTTCAATCTCGGCGCGACTACCGATCCACGTTCTGCTCTTATCGGCAACACGCACTACAGTAAGGATCGTGGAACGTTCGTGGCCGACGCACTGTTCTGTCAGGCCATTCAGACGCCAAACGCAATTATTCTGATGGACGAGTTGACCCGCGCTACGCCTGACGCATGGAATATTCTGATCACGGTACTTGACGAGAACCAGCGGTACCTTCGTATTGACGAACGTCCCGATACTCCGACGATTAAGGTGGCAAAGGGCGTTACCTTTATCGCTACGGCAAATATCGGAAGTGAGTATACCGCAACTCGTGTTCTGGATCGTGCCATGTTGGATCGGTTTGCAGCAATCGTGGAGATGGAACCGCTCAGTAAGGATGATGAGTCCCGACTGCTCTCTATGACGTATCCCAATCTTGCCCAGAAAGATATTAACGCAATTGCTGAAATTGCCTCCACTACACGGTCGCAGGTTCGTTCCGATGATCCGAAGGTTACTACCTCTATCTCGTCCCGCATGACGGTAGAGATGGCTGGACTGATCCACGATGGATTCACTCTCGCAGAAGCAGCAGAGGTCTGTATCTATCCCTTCTTCAGTGACGCAGGTGGTGCCGATTCCGAACGGACCTACATGCGACAGTTGGTCCAGAAATATCTCCCCACTGATCTTGGCGGGGAGAATCCGTGGGAAATCAAGTTCTAAGAGATATGTATGACTATCGGAGATACGGTCATCATCAATAACGGATGGTGGAAAGGTTGGAGAGCAACTGTCATAGATGATTGCTTTCGGAAAACCAACGAACGATGTACGGTATTAATCAAATTACTTTCAAATCCAGACGTAGAACTGGAACTTAACGTGGAGGACGTAAAGTCGTATGGGTAAGACATATAAGGATCAGCGGAAGTATGACAAGAAGGTTCGTCATAAGGAAGAAGACGTTGCTGGTAAGAGTGTTCCGAGAAAGAACAGAAAGCATTACGAAGAAATTATTCCCGATGATGAGCTATTGAACCCGTACGAGATTTACGATTACGACGATTACGAGTAAAAACTGACCCCTTGACAAACGATGTATACGGGGTTATATTACAAGAGTTGAGTGAACGATACGTTGTTTGACAAGTGAAATATGAAAGAAGCACGGGGTTGGTAACCAGAGTGGGTTACATAACCAGAGGAGTTATCAACCCCACTATGCGGCGTTCGTCTATCGGTCAGGACATAGCCCTTTCAAGGCTAGAAGGCGGGTTCGATTCCCGCACGCCGTACTTATCCCGTCAGTTTCATAGAGTAGTTGACGTTAAACCGAAAACTCTATCGCTGAGTATATCCAGTGTTAAGTGATATATATCGGCAACATGATTGGATTGTTGCAAAAGGTTGCGGGGGACAGTCTAGAATGTCGGTTTCCTTGGGTGTCTGGTAAACATCTGAATAACCTCCCCCTGCTATTGGCCCAT